GCATCATATAATCCCTAACCGCCTTAACTGATTTAAAAGGTGGTATTATATTGATTGGTTGTTCAACTCGTATATCATTATTACAATTTATTTTAACCTCTTCTACAACAGAATTTGGTATAATTTGTACAGTTGAATTAACCTCAAGAGTTTCTACCTGTTTTATTGCCGCTTCCTTTTCAAAATTCTCTCTCTGTGCCTCCTGTTTTATATCTCCTAAAGTCGGATAAGAATCAAGATTGGCATTACCCAATAATGATTCAGCATTTATAGGAATTATGGGTGATATAGTAGAAACATTAGTATCCTTAGATGGGTTATTAGATAACATTTCAAAATTGAAACAACTATTAATTATTGTTGTTTTAATTGATGGTATTAGTTGTATCCCTGCATGTTCACTAAGGCTTACATAACTATTTGACAATACAAGTGATACTTGTTTTTGGAATCTATATTTTGTAGGTTTATCTGGTTTGCCACTATCATCATTGTTAGGTAATAAATCTCCTGGTGGTAATGGTTCAGTTCCTAATAACTGTACATAATTTTCATGTTCCTGTGATATATTTGGTTCTGGTATATCCGAATCGACACATCCTAACTCATATATTGTACCTGATTTAAGGTAACCCAGGTTCTTCATATGTATTGGCATACCTACATCTCTAAACTTAATCCATGCTTCATCATCCTCAATAACTGATGGGCAGAATAGGGCTCTTAATGTCCTTTGTAACTGATCCCTCCAATAGGCTGATTCTAATGGTATCCTATTATCTTCATCAAATTCAATCATTTTATTGAGACATATTTTATATATTTTTGGTCTTAAATGATTTTCTGAGCGTACCATGTCTCTTGTGGCTGATAATACTAATTCACTTAAAATCTGACTAGTTGGTATGTAATTAGTATCGTACTTAGTATAAATCAACCCATAATTACATTTTTCATCCCAATCATTCCAATGTCTGAAAGCTACTTCTAATATAGTAGAATTATAAGTATTGGTAGGTTCCATAAGGATGGCCATTTCTTGCATATATATAGCTTGTTCAGTTAAACAATATCGGTCTAATAACATTTTAGTATAAGCTTTAACACAACAAGTTTTAATTGTTATTTCCCTTTCTGACATTGACCATGCCATATCCTTGCCGAATAGTGCTTGATAGTTATTAAATTTTTTCTTATCAATTACATTATATGAGCCTGCATTAGGTAATACCTCTTTTGTAATACCTTTGGGTTGATATACTTTGGATTTTGGGTATGTCATTAATTGATTAATAGCCTTATGTATGGGTAAATCTCGATTCCATTTTTCATTTGCCTGCCTTATTGCATCTACATAGCCTTCTAAATCTTCATTGGATACTGATAATGCTTTAATTGAGTATGGTATTGTTTTAACAAATTTCTGTAAATTCCTAGCCATACGTATACCGCAAATATCACATTCATACAGTTCTGTGGAACATGGTGATGCTTCTACCAACTTTGTTATTTTAAGATATTTTACAAACATTCCATTACCTGTATATTCAATACCGGACTGAGCAAAAACTTTCCCAAATGCCAATTGTAGTTTTTCTACATCAAGTATTTTTAGAGCTATAAGTACATCATCACCAGATACTGATGCTCTCCAATCCCCATCTAATTGCATTTCTTTTTCAAGTATATATCGAATTAACATATCCATAATAAGAGTATTACCTAGTCCTGTCCATCTCTCACCTGAATTCATCCTACCAAAAAGTTCAACACAAGCTATTTCTAGATTATCAGCCTTCCTGTCGTTAATTCTTAACTTACCTTTGGCATGAGCTGCTACTATTCCAAAAGTTAGAGGATCAACATGATGAATTGAGTTATTTTGCAATAGAGTTTGAACTATAAAACGCAATATATCTCTAGTAAATAAATTCTCAGATCGATCCATACCTGATAAATCGACTGTAACACCAAAGATAAAACCTTCCTTCCTCCAGCCATCGAATTTAACTGATTTTTCTTCGTAAGAAAATCCTATACCCCATGTGTCCAATTTTTCATGCATGATGTTCTCCAAACGTTCTATCACAGGGCCCATTACAAATTTCTCTTCTGGGGGAGGTGCACATATACTTCTAACTTTCTCACCAGGAAACTGTAATTCTATTTTAGGGAACATTGTATAAATGATTTCTTTTATA